GAAAGAAGAGGAGAGCGGAACGGCGCGCCTTGTGCCCTGGGTGCCGGAGAACACGGTGAAGAGCCTGGCGGATCTGGAGCTGGATAAAATCGCGTCGGGAGGTGGCCTATGGCAGAGTACCAGGTGGTGATCGTCAGCCCCCAGGGGGAGACCTGGGACGTGACGGAGCGGGTGAGCACCCTCACCTGGTCGGGCAGCATCAAGCGGGTGTCCCGCTCCGTGGAGGCCGTCATGGCCACGCCCAACGACGGGAGCCTGCCCGAGCTGCCCTGCGAGCTGGGCAATGAGCTGCGGCTGTGGGCCGGGGCGCGCACCCGGTTCCGGGGGAATATCGTCACCCGGGAGAAGGCCACCGAGGGGGTGACGACCACCCTGACGGCCCTGGACCGGGGGCGCTTCCTGGCCAACAACGAGGGCTGGTACACCTTCCGGGGCGCGGCCCCCGAGGAGGCCGTGCGGGCCCTCTGCGGGGACTTTGGCATCCCGGTCGGCAGCCTGGCGGCCACCGGGACGGTGGTGAGCCGGAAATACCCGGGGGTGGCCCTGGACAAGATTGTGGACGGGCTCTACACCCTGGCCGCCCGGCAGAACGGGCGGCGCTACCTCTCCCGCTTCAACGGCCTGGGGGAGCTGGAGGTGGTGGAAAAGCCCGAGACCGCCGCTCTGGAGCTTGCGCCGGGGAAGAACCTCCAAAGCCTGCGGGTGACGGAGGACATCTCCAAGCTGCGGAACACGGTGGGGATCTACAGCCAGACGGGCGCGCGGGTGCGCACCGTGTCCGATGCGGAGAGCGCCGCCCTGTACGGGCAGTTCCTGCACATCCTCACCCAGCGGGACGGCGAGGACGCCGGGGCGGAGGCCCAGGCGTACCTGGAGGACAACGGCCTCCAGCAGACTATGACCGTGGAGTGCCTGGGTGACCCGGAGCTGATCTCCGGCAGCGCGGTGCTGCTGCGGGCCAACAGCACCGGGGTGACCGGGCTGTGCTGGATTGACAGCGACACCCACACCTGGAAAAACGGGCAGTATTTCTGCCGCCTGGCCCTCAATTTCCGCAGCATCACCAATGAGGTGGAGGCGGGGCGGGAGCTATAAAAAAGCCGCCCCGGCCGGGGCGGCTTGGATGAATCTGAGCGGATGCGCAGCTCAGCGGGAGAGCTTGTAGAGCATATACTGGTTGAGGCTGACGCCCTCGATCTCCGCCTCCTCCTTCAGGTGCTTGTGGAGGCTGCGGGGAATACGGAGCACCAGCTTCCCGCTGTACCCCTCCAGCTCTGCCTTGAAGGCGTCCAGGGAGACGGAGCTGCCGTCGTCCATGGCCTCGGCCTCGGCCAGAGCGGCGGCCTCCTCGGCCGTCAGCTCCTCCGGCTCCCGCGCGTTGATCTCGGCAAACCGCTGTTCCAGCTCGGCCGGGGATAGAGATTGGTTCATAAGGTAACCCCCTTAATACTTGATATTGGTACGGGTATTGATCTCAATGACGGTGATGACAATTTCACCTTTGACCCATTCAAAGGTTATGCGGTAATGCAGGATCTTATAGCGGTATCGGTTCTGATATCCTTTAAGCGGGACGATATCGCCCTCCAGCCTGGACAGGCTGTCCAGCGCCCGATAGAGCTTTTTACGGGTCGGGGCGTCCACACTGGCCAGGTATTTCTGCGGCTGCTTTTTCAGTTTTAGCTCCATCTCTTTTCCCCCTCATTTGTTTATATAGTATCATATATAATACTATATGTCAAGGGGAAATCGCGTAAGGAGGCATCTATGGACGACGTATATGCAGGGCTGACGGAGCTGCTCCGGCCGGCGGAGCGGGGGCAGGCCCCCGGCGGCTGGCTGTTTGGGCAGGTGCAGCAGGCCGGGCAGGGGACGCTGCGGGTGGTATGCGGAGGGCTCACTCTGGACCAGACGGAGCTCCACGTGCCGCCCGGGCTGGACTACGCCTGGACGGAGGATACCGGCGGCGACGAGCTCCTGCGGGCGGGCGACCGGCTGCTGGTGCTGGTGACGGCGGACGGACAGGATTACTACATTCTGCAAAAGGCGGTGTTCTCATGAGGCAGCTCTTTCCCATTTTCCAGACGACTGCTCCAGAGGGGACGGCCCAGGCGCTGCCCCTCTACCGGGACGTGGCCATGGACTACGATAAGGGCGTGCCGCGGTTCTCCGGCGGGGAGCCGGTCCTGGCGTCCGGGCTGGAGGCCGTCAAGGGCTGGGCCTGGCGGGCGCTGCACACGGAGCGGTACCGCTGGAGCCCCTTCTCCTGGGACTACGGGTGCGAGCTGGAGAGCCTGGTGGGCCAGCCCTACCGGGCGGACACCCGGCTGAGCGAGGCGGTACGGTATGTGCGGGAGGCGCTGACCGTCTGCCCCTACATCACCGGGGCCGCGGCCGAGGTGGTGGATTTCGACGGCTCCACTCTGCGGATGCGGGTGAGCCTGACCACGGTATACGGGGAGGCGAGTATACATGTATGAGGACAAGACGCCGGAGGCCATCAAGGCGGAGATCCTGGCGGCCATCCGGCAGAGCCAGGGGCTGAGCGCCATGGCGGGCGGCTTCGCCGACGGCGTGGCCGGGCCGGTGGCCGAGCAGCTCAGTGAGGCGTACCGGGCCCTGGAGGGGGTGCCCTCCATGCTGTTTGTGGACGAGAGCTCCGGGGGCTACATCGACCTGGTGGGCGGGCAGTATTACAGCATCACCCGCCGGGAGGGGACAAGGGCCTACTGCGATATCTCCTTCAGCGGCACGCCGGGGCTGGTGATCCCCCAGGGCACCGCGTTTCTGACCGCCGGGGGGCTGGCTTATTCCCTCCTGGCGGCGGTCACGCTGGGAGAGGACGGCGCGGGAGAGGGCCGCCTGGAGGCCGCGGAGGTGGGCAGCGCCTACAACGTGGAGGCCGGGGCCATCGACCGGATGTACGTCAACCTGACGGGCCTGACAGACTATCACAGCGAGGCGGCGGCCGGCGGCACGGACGCCGAGAGCGACGCCGCCCTGCTCGCCCGCATCCGGGAGCGGGTGCAGCGGCCCCCCACCAGCGGCAACGGCTATCAATACCGGCAGTGGGCCATGGAGATCCCGGGGGTGGGAAACGCCAAGGTGGTGGAGCTGCCCGGCGGGCCGGGGACGGTGGGCGTCACGCTGGTGGACAGCAACGACCGGGCACCCTCGGAGGAGATTGTGGAGGCCGTGGAGGCCCACATTGAGGAGGAGCGGCCCGTCGGCGCGGCGGTGACGGTGGCGGCGGCCACGGAGCGGGAGGTGACAGTGGCCGCCCAGGTCTCCCTCACCGGAGGAGCCGGGGCTGGAGCCGTCCAGGACGCCTTCCGGGCGGCACTGGCGGGCTATCTGCACACCCTCATTGAGGGCAAGTACGGCACGGTGTACTACAAGCCCGCCGACGACCAGCCCTACACGCTGCTCTATAACCGGGTGCTGGCCCTGCTGCTCAATGTGGAGGGGGTGGAGGACTTCGCCTCCCTCACCGTCAACGGCGGCACCGCCGACGTGACCATACAGGCCGGGGAGATCCCCGTGCTGGGGGAGGTGAGCGTGACATGAGCAATCTGGTGTTCCGCCTGCCGCGCTACTACCAGGACAGCCCGCAGGTGTCCGAGCTGGAGCGGGTGCTGGGGGAACAGGCCGAGGGACTGCGCGTGTCCGAGTCGGACACATTGGCCCAGCTCTGGATTGACACCGCCACCTGGGGGCTGGACCTGTGGGAGCAGTGGGCGGGGCTGCCCGTTGACCGCACCCGGCCCTACAGCTACCGGAGGAGCCGCATCAAGGCCAAGCTCCGGGGCCAGGGCGCCACCACGGCGGAGATGCTGCGCAGCGTGGTGGCCTCCTTCGGCTATGACGTTTCCCTGGTCTCCGTTGTGGAGCACCCGGAGGAGTATCAATTCGAGATTGTCCTGTCCGATCTGGCCTCCGTGCCGTCGGATGTGGGCGGGATTGAGGCCGCTGTCAACGAGATTAAGCCTGCGCACCTGGATTACTGGTTCACCTACGAGCTGGCCCAGCTCCTGGCCGCCCTGCGGGTGGGCGGCGGGCTCTGGAGCATTCAGGCGGTCACGCTGCCGCCCATGGAGGAGGAATAGCATGTACGGATTTATCATTACCACCGCCGGCGAGGGCCTGCTGGCCCGGGCGTCGGCGGGGGAGGGGCTGACGCTCACCGAGGTGTGGGTGGGCAAGGGCGCGGTGGAGAGCGCCGGGGCCGCCAAGGCCCTCACCGCCCTGCTCGATCCGGTGGCCAAGGCCACCAGCACCACGCCCGCGGTGGCCGGCGGGCAGATCTCCATGCTGGTGGAGTACCGCAACGACATGGGTGGCGGGCTGGAGGAGGGCTTCACGCTCTCCGAGTTCGGCGTCATGGCCAAGGTGGGCGAGGACGCGCCCACCCTGCTCTACTACGCCGCTCTGGGCGACCGGGCCCAGCCGGTGCCGCCCATCGCCGAGGGCCTGGACGTACACCGCTTCCCTGTGGCCATCGGCGTCACCGGAGAGGTGGAGGTCTCGCTGGAGTATCCGGCGGGCGTCTGGGTAACCCACGAGGAGCTGGAGGAGGCGCTGGCGGGCATCGACCTGTCCGGATATATCAAGGCCACCGAGAAGGGCAAGCCGGGCGGTGTGGCCACGCTGGGAGAGGACGGCAAGGTGCCCGCCGGACAGCTTCCGGCGATGAACTATGACCCGGCGGGCAGCGCGGAGGCGGTGCAGAAGGCCCTGACCGCCCACACCGGGAACAAGGACAACCCCCACGCCGTCACGGCGGAGCAGGTGGGGGCTCTTGCAAGTTCCGGTGGAGTCATGTCCGGGGCAATCAGCATGAGTGGTCACAAGATAGCCAATCTGGCCGCTCCTGCTGATTCCACGGATGCCGCTAATAAGCAGTATGTGGACGAGCACGCGGGGGCGAGGGTTATTTTGGGGAGCTATGTGGGGACAGGAAAAACAGGTAAAAGCAACCCTAATCAAATAACCTTAGCCGAACCCTTTAAAATACTCTGTATTTATGGTATGCAATCAAATAATTACTATAAGAGTATCGACGGTTATGGAAATGGCGAGACTTCTAATATTATTCATAGCAGTATTATCCCTACTGAGTATACAAAAGGCATTAGTTTTGGTTTTGGCTACCGTTATTCCTCAAGAGATTCTTACGGTAAAAAATCAACGGATGGAAAAACTTTCAGTTGGTATTTTGACCTTACCACACCTGATGCGACAAGTGAACAACTTAATGCATCTGGAACTGTATATTACTACTACGCCATAGTTTAGAGATAAGAGGTGAATTAAATATGACCATCATCCAAATTGACCCGCTGGAGACCGGCCAGCACCCGATCCAGAGCCAGAGCGGGCGGAGCGCCTGCTGGC